AAGAGGGAGGTCCGGTGGCGGTGGCGAGGTCGGAGGTCGCTTTCTCGGCGCGCTTCTGCACCTCTTCCAGCTGCTCTTGCTGCTTGGCGTATTCACCGGTCGCCTTGGCCGCGTCGAGCGAGGACTGCCGCGCCTGGTCGAGCACGTAGACGAGCCCGGCGAGAAACGCGACTACTGCAACGCCCTGCAGACCGCGCAGCGCGAAGGTGAGGGCTTCGGTCGCCGTGGCTGCGCCGCCCATAGCTGCAGTGAGCGCGAAGACTGCGTTGCTACCCGCGATGGCGCTCGCGACCATGCGGACGCCCATCGATGCTGCGACGATGGCCAGCAGAGGAATGATGGTGTCGAGATTGTCCGCAAGCGCTTTGATTGCTTCGGCCACCGCGCCAGTCGCGCCGGATGTCTGGCCTGCTTCGCCCAGGTATTTGCCCAGCTGGTCGTTGAGTGCCTGGAACGCGCCCGAGAGCGTGATCGTGGCGTTCGCGGCCTTGCCTTCGATCAGGTCCGCGTTCTGCAGGATCGAGCGATACAGTTCCTGCGACGAGACTGTGCCATCGACCACCGCGTTGCGCAGCTTGGCAATCGACCCACCGAACCGCTCGGTCGCAGCCGCCGCTTCGAGCAACGGGCGCAGGCCGCCTTCGTTGATCTGGTTGAATTCCTCCGCGCGCACCGTGCCGCTGGCGAGGGCTTGCGTCAGTCCGAGGATGGCGCCACTCGCCTGGGCAGTGTTCGTGCCGGTGATCAGGATGGATTGCGAGACAGCCTCGGTCAGGCTGATCAGTTCGGACTGCGACGCGCCGAGTTCGCGCCCGGCCTGCTCGGCTTTGCCATACAGATCCGCCAGCGCGTTGACCGAGACGCCATAGCGCGCGCCGAGTTCGAACAGGCGCTCCTGCACCTGCGCAAGCTGCTCACCTTCGAGGCCGGCCACCTTGAGCGCGTTCTGCAGGCGGGTGAAGTTGTCGACGAGGCCGCCGATCTCCCGCGCGCCGAAGCCCGCCGCCAACGTGCCGGCCAATCCCTTGAGCGTGCTGCCGATCGCGCCCGACGAGCGTTTCATTTCCGCTTCGAGACGCTTGACCGACTTTTCCTGCCGTCCGAGAAGCTGCTCGACGCTGGTCGTCGTGCTGCGAAGCTCGGACTTATAGCGACCGAGCTCGGCACGAATTTCCAAGATTACAGGATCGACCTCGGCAGCCACGGTAACTCCAACTTGAGCGATCGGAGCCTATGAGGCACAAGGGGCGGGAATTACCGCCGCAAGGGGAGGGCGATGAAGGCCGCTTTGATTATAACCGCGCTATTGACGCTCGGCGCGTGCGATGCGTTCGACCAGTTCGCAGACGCCAAGGAGATCGCCTCGCGCGACTTAAAGGATCCGGCGAGCGTGCAGTTTCGCGGCCTGGAACATTGCCCCGCGAGCGATGCGATCGTTCACCGCGAGCGTAACGGCAAGAACTCCTACGGCGCCTATGCGGGTTACGAGGAATTCTGGGTCAGAGGGCAGCAGGTCTACACGACCGCTTCGGCAGAACCGGACGAATTCACCGCGCTCATGGCCGAGTGCGTAGGCATGACGGTCGAGGAATTTAGCGGCAGCATGGAAGCTGCTATGCGCTAACCGCCCTTGTGCGCCTTCACAAAGCGCATCAGCCCAGCGGAGGCTGGCTTGCTCTTCTTGCCGGAATCAGGATTGTGCGCCTCGGAATGCGCTTCGAGCGCTTCGAGATATTCGGCCATATCGACCGTGCGCCAGTCGATGCCTAGCTGTCCGCAGTTTGCGATGACGGCTCCGCGTCGGAAGGGCTCGGCTCGCTCGTCACCGCGGCGCTTTTTTTTTGACCCGCCAGGTCCACCCCCCGCACCGCAGCGTCCGCGATCTGGAACGCCAGCGCCGCGGCTTCTGCAAGCGGGCGGGCGGGGTAGCAGTAATCATCGACGAGGTGCTTCGCCTTGGTCGGGCCGACGCCATCTTCCTCGCCATCGACCGTGCACTGGTCGCCGCCGATCAGCGCAAGGCGGATGAAGTCGCGCAGCGCCGTGACAGGCGGTCCGCTCGGGCCGATGTAATGGAACGCGCCGTCCTTATCGATGCCGATCGCATCGGTGAGCTTGCCCCAGAAGTCGAAGATCGAACCGTGATCGCGCTCGAAAGCCGTCACCTGCGGCATGGGAAGCCAGAAACGGTACGTCCCGTCCGCGAACTCGGTGACAACTTCGGTGCTCATGGATTAATCGCCACCCCAGCCTTCGACGAAAGCGGTGCCGCTGTCGCCACGCATTACGCTTCGGCCGTCCACGTCCAGGTGCCATCGCTGGCAAGCGTGATTTCGCCCGAGCTGTCGCCATTGGCGTCGAGAGAAAGGTTGGCGCTGGTCATGTTGAAGGCGCCGGCAAAGGTGCCCATCAGAGCGCCGGTGTCGGTGCCGTCGTACTGGTAGAGCTCGATCTGGTAGTTGCCGGGGATGCCGAGCGCGGCTTCGAAGTCCGCGATGCTGGCCTTGTCCACGCCGCCGGTGCCGGTGATGTCCAGCTGCTTGCCGGTCGTGCGCGAACGGCGCACGGCAGGAACGCCTGGCTTGGCGCAGTCGCGGCGGAAGCGGTCGTTCGTATTGGCAGTGCGGTTGATCGAGACGTTTTCGATGCCGCAGATCGCGGTGAAGGTCTCGGTTGCTTCGCCGTCACCGATCTTGATGAGGGCAAAGTCGGATTCGTTCGGAACACTCACTCGGCTTCTCCGCGTTGAATTACACGCAGAGACGCTAGGGCCGCTCGCCAGGCCGATTTACCGCCGCTTGATCTCGCCTAGCAAGTTCATGAGCGGAAGCGCAGCCACCCGGTCGGCGATGTCGTGATATTCGGACTGCTCGAGCTTTTCCATCACGCGTGCCAACCCTTCATCGTCGAGCGTGCCCGATCGGTGAAGCTCCGACAGCAGGATCAGGAACACGTCAAGCGCGGGGTTGGGCGGGTGAACGTCCACGCCGCCTTATAGCTATTCCGCGAGCACTCGGCAATTCAGTTGCGAAATCCAGTGCCAGTGGTCGGGCTCATCGTCCGGTAGCAGATGCATGTCCGAGAACTCGATCCTGCACACCGCGCCGCCGGACAGCACCAGGCGATTGTCAGCGAACACGGTTTCGATCGCGGATCCGATGCGGGCGATATGGTCCTCGCCGGTCTCGACTATCGCGCCGCCGCTTTCCCGCGGCCCGGCGAACGCGTGAACGTCGAATGAAACCGTCGCCCCGCGGACACAGGCGGATCGAAGGCGCAGCGTGCGCGGGCTTGCGATGAGGATGAACGGGAAAGACGGCGTACCGTCTGGCGCGATAGAGGCGGCCGGAACAAGGGCGGTCAGCCCCGCGTCAGCCTTTGCCCTTGTCAGCAGAGCGCGCTTTGCGAGGCGTTGCAGGCTTGTCGGCGTCGCCATCGGCTTCCTCCTTCTTCGTGATAGCGCCCTCGGCCTCGGCCTGGTCGGCGACGTATTGGAAAACCTCGTGCTTGCCCGCCGGATAGTTGATGGTCTTTTCCGGCGTGCGGTAGGTCCACGGGGCGTCGAGTTCGATGGTGGTCATGGGGTTTGCTCCTATCCTGACCGCTTCACGAGGGTGTTCATTTGCTTGACCATGCGGTCGCGCACTTCCTTCTTCTTCTTATCGCGAGCGGGACGCATGAAAGGCCGGGCGGCCATCTTGCTCGTGCCGAATTCCAAAGGTGCGCTGTGCGGGGCCTCTGCACGGAACTCGGCGGAAAGCTTGCCAGTGCGGCGCACTTCGAAGCCCGCCTGTAAGTCGCCAAATTCGCGATTGGGGGGCTGGCCGGGAAGAGACGGTGTGTGTTGGTGCTTGCCGCCGGATTGCCCGCTCGCGCTGCCGGTGCCGACCATACGGAAAGCTTCCGCCCGAATGATACCGGCGCCCTCTTCCACGATTTGGCCAGCCACCTTCTCAGCCTCGGATGAGAGCCGCTTCAATCGGCGCAGATGCTTGTTCAATCCTCTGAAAGCCACGCCCAGCACTCCCTACGAATAACGCTAGACACATGACATTGACTAATGCCGAAACGGCGTCCGATTTGCTCTTGAGAAATCACGCCCTCTAAGGCGCGTATTTGGTAGATTTGGTCGCGCGTCAGCTTCGCGCTCGGCGCATTCTCGCCTATCGGAATTGTGCCGTGTAAGACCTTGTCGTCAGTATTCTCTTGCGGCGTTTTCCAGCGAAGGTGAGAAGGGTTTACGCATCCCAACTGTTTGCCATTTCCACACAAATGAGCTGCTTCATGGGTGTCTGTAGGCGGAATCCCGTGTGCCCACTGGCACATTAACCGATTAGGCCTCCACATACGCCCTTCGAACCTGACCTGTCCGTAGCCATCGCCTTTTGCGTAGGGCCAAGGTATACAATCAGTCCGATCAGTTTCGACCTGCGCTTTGAGAAAAGCTAAGGGCTCTCCATCTGGCGTTCTTCCAGCGAGAGGGTGACCATACCTCTTATTGCGGTAATAATGGCTAGGACAAAGCGGCGGGTTCGCTCCAACTATGGTCTTGTTGCAGCCCTCAATTGAACATATGCGGCTTGAAGCCATATTCGACACTCCAGCTGTCGGTTTGGTTAGAGCCGAGCGTGGTGTTGGAAGCACCCGTTCGGCTCGTTTTTTTGTAACAGTTTCAGGGCAAAGAGCAAGCATTAGGCCCTCTTCCGCGCCCGACATTCGTAACCGACCCCGGCGGGATCGCGCGTCACGGTCAGCAAGCGCCACTCGCCAGCGTTATCGCCGGTCGAAACGCGAATCTCGGCCTCGGCATCAAGCGTGCCGTCGAAATCGAGCACCAGCACCCGCGCATCCTGCTCGGTGAAGCCCTCGGCCTGCCGCATTGCGATCGTGGGCGCGTCGAATTGTGCCCGGCACGGATACTGGACTGGCGTGCCGGGCGAAATGATCGAGCCGCCCGCGTCCTTGACCGGCGTCCCCGGCCACCATGCTACGGCGTCGACGAACGGCGCACCGAAGCGCTCGGCAAAGCCCGCGGCGATCGAGGCGAAGGCTGCGTCAAACACGGGTCGGCGGCGTCCAGGCGAGACGAGGCCCGCCGAAGATGCGCTTCACAAGGGTGAGATAGTCGCGGCCATAGCTGGTGGAATCGAAACCGGTCTTGCTCGCGAGGCCGTCCGAAACGGTGGCCGAGAACGTGCCCGACTTGAAGCTGGTGACACCGGCCGGGATCGCGCCCGAGCCAAGCCCTTGCGTCGTCAGCCGGTGCGCGGTGAACAGCATGATCCCATCGTCGCGGTTCGCGTCGGGCCAGTTCGCGGTCTCGGTCTCGCCCTTGTCGAGCCATGCCTGCACGGTCGCATCGGCCACGGCATCGAACGCCGGGTAGAGGGCGCGGAAAGCTGAGAGGGTAGGCGCGGTGTATGCCATGACTTCGGTTTGCTCCTATGCGCGGCGCGGAATTACCGCCGCAATGGAAAGGGCCGCCCCGCGCTATGCGAAGCGGCCCGCCCCCTGAGACCCGACAGGGCTCATTACTGCTGGCCAGCTTCCTCGCGGGCCAGTTCGATCGCCGAGACGATGTCGGCCTTCCTGGTAGCATCGCCGATGTCGATGCCCTCTTCTTCGGCAAGCGCCTTGAGATCATCGACCTTCATGGACGACAGCGAACCGTCGTCCTCGTTGCCTTCGATGACTTCGACACCCTCGAAGTCGCCAAGCAGGTTGGCTTCCTCATCGGTCAACTCGACTTCACTGGTCGCACCGGCCTCGATGAGAACCGAACCGACGCCGCGTGCGCCGGGCGCGTTGTTCTTGACGGTGAACGTGGCCATTACGCTGCAACCCCCGTGTACTTGGTGAATGCCTTGGGTAGGCGGCATTCGTAACCGCCGGTGGCGTAGATGCCCGGGCGCGCCCAGACATAGTGACCGACCTGCCAATCCGGGCCGAGCTGCAGGCCGCCACCGGGCAGGTGGAAGCGATGCGCCTCGGGCGTGTTGGCGTAAGCGATCATCGAAGTCGTCAGATGACGGGTCTTCTTGATCGTCAGGTTGGGCACGACCGAATTCTCCTGAATATAGCGGAGAACCGTCATGTTCGTGTCGGTCATGCGGCGCGAGACCAGGCCATTGTACACACCGGTCGGCAGCGCGAGGGTGTCAGCCTGCATCGTTTCGCCGGTATTGACCTCGACCGAAGTCAGGGCCGCGTTGACGATCGTTACCGCTTCGTCCGGCGTGGAAGCCGCCAGAGTGGCGCCGGCCGCGACCGAAGTCACCAGCGGGTTGTTGAAGAAACCGGTCGTGAACTTCACGCCGTCGCCCACCGTGGCGATCTTGTGAATGTCGCGCTCAGCCGACTTGTTCGCTGCATCGACCTTGCCCGAGACCATGTCGACGCCGAGGCGCTGACCTTTTTCGAGATCCGCACGGGTCCAGCGAAGGCCGATCGCACGAATGTGGTTTTCCTGGAGGAACTGAGTACGGCTGAATTCGGCGTAGGGCATATCGTCTGCCGCCACGTCGAACCATTCCGGCTTGCCGGTGATGTCACCCGAGAAGTGGATGCTGCCCGGCGTCCATACATCACCCTGCGTATCGACCGGCATGAACTCGGCGTAGTTCGCTTCCGGGTACTTGGTCATGTAGATGGCCTGCTCGACGCGGTGCAGCTGCGGCTGCAGGAACGCCAGCGTGGCATCGGCATCGCTCAGGTCGACGCCGCGAAGCGAGTCGATGAAAGCGAGGTCGGGCTTTTCGGCATCGAGGGCCCGGCGAGCGGTCTCGACACTGTCGTAGAAGGTAAGTTCGCTCATTGGTCAGGCTCCTTATCGACGAGCAATCATGACGCGACCGGCTGCGGTGATGGTCTGGTCGAAGAACCAGCCCGTCGCAGCCGTATTGTCGGTCGAAACATTGGTGACGGCGCCAGCGTCGGTGACATAGACCTGCTGGCCATCAGTTACCGTCACTGCCGTGGTGACATAGATCGTGCCGCGTTCGCGCACGGCCATCGTGTCTCCGGGGGCGTAGCTGTCTGCCGGCCGGTCGGAGGTTTCAACGAGGCCCTGCTGACGAAGGGCAAAACCGCGCAGGTTCGCCGAGACAGTCAGCGTCGCGCCCTTGTCAGCAGTCCCGCGGTAAACCGGGCGGCCGAAAGCACAGGCGGTGGAGCCTTCGAGGTGGAGTGAAATGTCATTCGACAGCTCACCGTTGCCGGGCGAACCCGCGTAGGGAACCGCGATGTCATCGCTGAAATTGGTCTGGAAAACGGCCATGGTTCAGGCTCCCTTGTAAGCCGTCGCGAGACGGGCGTTGCGAGCGGCGCGAGCGGCGACAATGTCGCTGGCTGCGTCATTCGTGGTGGTTTTCGGGGTGATCGGCTCGACCTTGCCCGATGCATCCGCAGTCAGCGCATCGAAGCGCGCCTCGATGTAGTCGTCCGACTTATCGGTGCAGTCGATGCCCTTGGCGTCGAGAGCCATGCGGCGAACTTCGCCCACGGTCTTGCCGGCGGTGTCGGGCAGCTTGTCGCCGCATACGGCCTTGGCCTTGGCCACGGTGTCGGCCTTGGCGTCGGCGAGCGCGTCGATCTGGGCCTGGTCGACGACCTTGCCTTCGAGTTCCTCGACCTTCGCGTCGAGTTTGGCGATTGCCTTGTCGTGTTCGGTCTGGGCGTCGGCGAGGGCCTTGTCGGCGGTCGCGACCTTTGCCTGCAGCTTGTCGAAGGCCGCGCTGACTGCGTCAGCATCCGACAAATCGACCTGCAGACCATCAAGCGTGATCTTCTTCATGGGTTCATCCTTGGTTGCGGTGAGTTCCGCCACGCGGGCGGGGTTGGCATCGCAGACCGCGAAGCGATCCGAGATTCGGCATTCGGAACCGGCGCGGCCGCGGTCGACCAGCGCGATATGGTTTCCGGTGATCGAGGTCTGCACGGCGTCATAAGCCGTACCGTCGGGCGCTTTGCCCGGCTCGTACTTGAGGTCGGTGGCATACCCGTTCGACAGTTCGCGCTTGCCCGCTTCCACGGCGTCGATGGTCGCGCCATCGGTCAGCATCAGGTCGAAGGCCACGTATTCGCCATCGCGAACCGCGCCCATGATCGTGCCGCGGGCATGGTCGCGCCAGTTGTCGCGCGTTACCGGTGCGGTCGGGTGATTGTCGGTGATGGGCTTGCCGACGAAGCTGGCCAGGCTGGCGCGATCGAAGACCTGATCGCCGGGGCGATAGACCTTGACTACGGCCTTGTCGCGCAGGCCATGCTCGTTGTTCGGGTCGACTTCTGTGCCGGAATAATCGTAGATTCCCGTGCGAGCAGCTCGGGCGCGCACTTTGAGGAACCCATCACGGGTCCGCTTGGGAGCGTCTAGCGTAAGGTGGTCCGCACAGAACATGCCCTACGCATAGGCAGGGCAGGGGAGGCGTTTACCGCCGCTTAGGTGGGTGGGGGAATTCGCGGGCCGAGCTCGTAGCCCATCGCATCCTCGCCGTCACCGAACAGTTCGTCAGTGTCAGCAAATTGCAGGTTATTGAAGAACGTCCAGCCTAAGCTATCGTCGCCGTCGAACCTTGCCACGGTCCATTCGGCATTCGGGCGCTTGGCCCGGATCCAATAGAACCCCGCGTCCATCGCCATCACTCTTCCCCCAGCGCGCTATCCGCTTCATGCCACGTCGACGCACCCACAAGCGAATACACGCGCACCCCCGGCCGCTCGTTTGCGAGCCGCCG